GAAACAACATCAGATCCGCCCAATGATCCAGTAGGAACAAGAGAAATATCATAAATTTCATCATTTTCTAACAAACCAAATCCCGTTGCAATTTGCCCGCCAGTTGCTTGAATACCATCATTTCCATTACTTAAGGACATAAATGCTGCATTTACATTAGCGGTTGCACTTGTTGTTAGTGTATTAAACTGAATATTTGTATTTCCTAAAGGACCCGTAATTAAAGAACCCCAGTTAGTAGAAAGAGGATGACTTCTCCAACGAATATAATTTGACTGTTCGTTGATTACCTTTTGGTAATAAATGCTTCTGCCATCTGCGCCAATCGCATCTCCAGCTTTTGATAGATACTGAAACTTTTCTAAAACAGTATTTTTAGCACCGGTAATGAATCCATCTTGATCGATTACAGCAATGTGAATCTCATCACTTGCTGCAGCATTTCCATAAGTCGATGCAAAAGATGAAATATTAGGACGCACATCAAAAAGTGCTTGCATTGTAGATGTTATATTAGCCCAATTACCATTATCGACTAAAACGAGAGCTAAAGAATCGCCTAGAACGCCGGGATGTTTAGCGGTCGCTAGGATCGATGTATTTGCAGTAAGAGAATCAAATATATCATCGTTTTTTATTAACTCTCCTCCGACAGGATTAGAATTAGAAGCTACCTGTATATTTGATCCCAGAGTTGCGTTAAGTGCACCGTTTCCAACAACGCGAATATTATACAGCTGATTAGCGTAACCCAAAAAGTTTGCTGCGGTAAAGAAAGAAAGATAGGTGTTTGCGTCAGGTTTTCCAAACTGGTTGACTAGATCAACTTCGCTCGTAACAAGTGTGGGAACATCAACAGGTCCCCATTGGAATTGACCCGCAAATCCACCTACAGAGGTAGCAACAGCAGGGACTACGGTCGTTAAGTCTCTTTCTGTTGTTACGATACCTGGTGAAAGTTGGTATGGCATGAAAATCTCCTTGAAGTTTATTTATGACAAATATTGTAATATGTTATAGTTTATTTATAAAATCACTCTTTTTGTCGGGAATCTGATCATACCAAGTTTTCTTCAGTTCATCATAATAGGTATTCAATTCACCTGTTATCCACAAGTCCCCCGCCATTACTTCGGCAGTAACCTTCTCAGGAACTCCCGTGTTTACCATACCAAACGGTGTCAGTTCTTCTTCAATTTGTTTCAATTGGTTTTCAAATAGTGCATTGCGAAGATTGACATTAGTGATTTCTTTGAAGTATGGGTCTTTTGCTGCCCAACCTAAGAGAACTAATGTCATCACCAAGTCGTCATGGTATCCTTCATCAGCTTTATATGAACCTCTCACTTCTATAAAGGTAGACAACTCTGATATAATATCTTTGTCGAATATCAGAAGCTTCTGAGACTCGACTAATGTCTTAAGGTTACTACAACCTATACTTTTTACTTGTCTAGATGTCTTAACACCCAATGTTGTAGAACCTTTGAATCCGGCAGACAGGAACTGTCCTGTCTTTCCACTACCCACCTTGAATATGTTTTCATACTCGAGTTCATAATGTAGAATATCTGCTATTTGCTGTCCGTTATCGTTAACTTCAATAAGAACAAAAGCATCAAAAAAGTCTTTTGCTACTTTATGTATAATATTAGGAAACAGAAGCGGACTGATCTTATTGTTTCTATACTTCCCAACTACCTTATATGGGGCTTGTGTCACATCGGTGACAGTAAACGCCGAGTAATCACCCCCCACACCCCGTGATGTGTCTACCACTATAACATACTGGTGCTCTTTTACAGGTTCTTCAAGGATATCCAACCCATCATCTGAGGTAAATACATAGGGTAACGGCGACATTCTGGCGATAACATCACCTGAAATGAGAGACGCTGATGAACCAATGAACGAACAAAGAACCTCTTGGTTGAATTTGAGGTCTCCGAGCAGCTTTTTCTGCTCCTCTGCCCACTTTTCATCCCGGTCAGGATGTTCCCAATACTTAACATCGAGGGGAACAAACCCATTAACACCTTGAACCGCATCATTCCAGAACTTCCAGAAGTGATTGAATCCCAATGGTGTAGACGTAAGAATGATTTTAGTAGTAGAACCCGCTGACACCACCGGGTAAACTGCAGTGAAAAACTCATCAGCCAGATTATTGGGAATAATCGCCGCCTCGTCAACATACAAAAGGTTAACAGAACGACCCCGGACACCCGACTTACTGGTTGCAGCAGTAAAGACTATTGATCCATTCTCAAGTTCAATGTCTCCTTTGTTCCATGTCTTGATACCTTGCTGCATCCAAAGCGGAAGATGCTCATACATCAACTGATATCTAAAGAGAATCTCCCGCGAAGCGAGTACCTTATTGGCAAGAATAGCAACTGTTTTGTTAGGTTGGAATAATGTATACCACAAAATATACGCCGCAACCGTCTGTGTCTTTCCCATCTGGCGAGGCTGCATACTGATAACCTTACGATTATCCTGCATTGTCCCAATGAACTTCTTCTGATAGTCATATAACTGAAAGGGAATGATACCGAAGTCAAGAGAAACTATCTTGCAATACTTCTGTATAAAATAAACAGGATCTTGAGTACAGCGAATCAGGTCCTGTACTTGGTCATGAGTATACTGAATAACATAACCAATCTGCTTTAGATTGGAGTTACCATTATACCTATTCTTGATATTAGCTGTTAGTATCGCTTGAGTCAATTGTCTTTACCTGCTGCTGTCTAATCATCTGCAGCAGATCATTAGTTGAACCCGCAAAGAGGATATTGTTTTGCTGAGCTATTTGCGGCACTGTATCTGCGGCAGGTTTCTCCAAATCTTGTTTTTGTTTTTGAAGTGCAAGAAGGTCTTTCGATACATCAGACATAGTTTTCATTATCTGACCTGCAACCTCATAGCTTCGAGGATGCTCTGAACTTCTAGCAAGCATCATTATGTCATCGAGCGCATTAGTACCCTTGACGATGACTTCACGCAATGTCTTTCTGGCAAGTTCGTAATCCGACTGCGTGTCATCTCCATCAACCTCACGAATCAGCTTTCTTTCAGGTGAAGGTTCTAAATTGAAAACTTCATTCAACTTGTCAGTCATCGAAGCCCTCAAATGTTTCAACAAACACTACGCTATTTCCCGCGTACACATTTGCATTGGTTGTGACAGTGTAAGTTCCTAAATTATTAGTTAGGAGTTCATCATTGTAGTAATTAACTTTCGCTGTTCTTATAACCCCTTGTTTTGTGGCGGGACCATAAAAATTTGTTTTCATAGTGAAAGACAATGTCCAAACAATTGCACGCCTTTCAGTGAACTCTCCATCATAATTGTCCGAGAAGTCAACGCTGTCAAGAATTATAGGAATGTCATGCTTAATATTAAGGTCAGGTACTGCCTTTATAGTAAGATTGAAGTCAGGGTTGAAGTATGGAAGGATCTGCTCTACTACTTGCAATGCATCATCAGAGTTCTTAGCGTAAACATACAAATTAATTAAAATATTATATGGTACGGGAACATACTGTGTGGTTAAAACATTATTACTCGAACTCACATACCGATTTTGTTGAACAGAAGATAGCTTTCTAGATGCATCATACTCAATCTTAATCATCTCAAATGACATGCGAGGAAGTGTTATCTGAACATTTCTTTCCTCAGGATTTGGAAGTTGGTCAATTCTAGCCAAAAACTTTTGTCTTGGGGCATATGCAAGCGGAACTCTAATGGATTTGTTGATGTTCCCGCTTGAATTCAGACGCTCTATCTCAATGTTATTGAATAGATTGCCAAAAGCGATAATACACTTTCTTAAAGTGCCCCAATAAAATTTACCTGAGCTTAACATTATCGCGTGTAAACCTCACCAAAAGGATTTCGTTCTGTAAAGTCGAGGATATCTGTTACTGTTGTTTCAAAGTCATCATTTTGTGCATTCTTGTCTGTAGTGTTGATATCAAATGTCTCGAGATGGAAGGGTGAAGGTGAGCTAGTTTCAAGAAGGAACTGGCTGTCATCCTCAAACACCAATGTATAAGCATCTCCTTGCTCATACTTATCTATGATATTATCTATTTCTGCTATTTCAGTTGAAATCTGCTCATGGCTGTACTGGAACAATTCACATTCTAATTTGTAGACATACAACTTTCCGACTTGAAAGAAGGGATCCTTGACTTCAACATATTTGATTTCAAAGAAAGATTTTGTGAGCGGGAAGTATAATAAATCTCCTTCAGCGGGCCTCTTTGGAAGCACACTTGCATTCTTTCTCCCTATAACTTCTTCCCATCGACGCCTTGCAAGAATAAAAGTTGCTGTATCTTGTATCTCCACGCCAAACTTAGATAAGAGATCAGTTCCTCCAAACCCCGTAGTATTCTCAAGGTAAACTTCTACATTGAATGCATCTTCATACTTATTAGTTGGATCTTCATTGAGTATCATATCACGATTAACAGCAACTCGCGGAATATAAAATACATCAAACCCGTAAATTTTAATACATTCAAGAATAAGATCTTCATGGAGGAGCGACTCAGATCGCTTCCCCATCGGAATACCACTTTGAAAGTAATGATTGGTCGCCATTTATTTCTTATTCTTATTGACAATGATTGACATGAGGTGTATTATCGCGTTGTTGGGAATGATAATAACTCATCCTACAAAGAAATTAGTAGGTAGTTCAAATCTATCTTGCATCTCATCTTCTATCTTAAGTATTTCAGCTGTTGCTTCATCATAAATTTGTTGTCCATTAAGCACAACACCCCCAGGAAGTTGTACTCCCCCAAACTTCTTAAGATTGTTACCCCACTGTCTTTTCATTAGAGCCGTAGCATATCTTTTCAGAAACATGTCATTGTAGACATCTGTAAAGGTATTGGGGTCAAGAATTCTAAAGCAGTTGACTATTAGGTAATCATTTATTGAGACGTCTCTTTCCCAATCCATGTCTACATAAAGGCGATTCATGTGCCTATTAAACCTGAAGGGCTTTTCTCCGACTAATAATGTGTTGATTAAGCGGAGGTGGTTTTGAACCATGGTGTAGTGAATCATGTCTACAGACATTAGATTGTACAGGTCATTAACTAGCATTTGATAGCGAATATCAAATAGATTGATGCCTGATGCTTTGTCATAGAAGGGTAGGACATTTTTGACACCAGTCACTGCGTCTGAAATGTCAAAGTAGCGATTGTCAAAGCTACCTTTACTGAAAGAAGAAACGGTTGCACTAGCTCCTGATGTAGCCCCCGTTATTGTTTCACCTAGTGTGAATGATGCACCCTCAGGTGTTTTAAAGCAAAATAGTTTATTTCCTGAAGTTGGTACTTGTAAGATAGTTGAAAATACACCAGAGGTTGCACCTGTAACAACTTCATTATCTACAAAAGTATTAGCAACATTTGCAGAAAGAACTATATTTGACGCGGTTATTTGAGTCTTTAGATAAATTTCTTCTACAGCATCAAAGTGATACTCTCTGTAAAACTGAAATGCTTCATCGAGACGATCCTCAATTTGATCGTCATCGATATTAATCTCAATAACGGGATGACCTAGATTGCGTAAGCAATAGTCGGCGAGATCTTGTCTTGATGTAATAGCCATACCAGTCCTTATCTTTTTGAATATTTATAAAGACTGGGTTTTGGTTATTTTAGACCCATGGCTTGGCGAATTTTAGTGGCACTAATACAATGAATATTGTTTC